TCTGCTCCAAAGACTTTGGAGAATCCAGAGCTTTATGTTGGTGGTTTTCCTATCTATCACAAGGGCGAAGGGACAGTGCATGACCCTGAGTTGGTGCAAGACTTCAATAATATTTTTGCCAAAAATGGTCGCAAACTAGCAAGAAAATACAACCCAGAACATTACAAATGGTCTTTGATGAACAACTGGGAAAGATACATGTCGATCAAGGGTGAAGAAGTTAAACCCCGCGAGAGGGCAAGGTATCTCTGGGCAACAAACAAATTGCAAGGCAACAAAGTGCTAGAAATAGGTTGCTCTAATGGTTACGGGTCACAGTTCTTTGGCGACGCCATTGAATACATCGGACTAGATTACGATGAAAAAATTATTGAAGTTGCAAAAGAAGAAGGATGGGGAGACAACAAACAATTTGTCCACGCAGACATAAACACTTTTGAGTTAGAGCAATACGACGTTATCGTGGCAATGGAAGTGATTGAGCATTTGGAAAATGGCTTAGAAGTTGCGCAAAGATTGAAAAATAATTGCAAGCGTCTATTGATTACAGTTCCATACATGGAACCAGTAGGATTTTGGGGCGGGCACCACAAACTTCATATGCTCAACGAATCTCATCTAACTGGATTTACTTATCAATTTATGGGTGAGCAAGGGCAGATTAGCGATACACCATTTGAAGGCATGAACCTAATGCTGTGTGAATACAATGTCTAAGGTACTTTGCTCAGTGGCGACTAGAGGGCGTTATTCAACGACCCTTCCCCTAACCCTACAAGCCATCATCAATCAGACCAAAAAGGTCGATAAGCTCATCATCTTTGATGACAATGATGAACCCCAAGACATGCGCAAAGAACTTATCTACGGGCACTTCTTTCAAATCTTGAACATCAAAGGTATTGATTGGGAGTGGTTATATGCTCACAAGAAGGGGCAACATCACATCCACCAGATGGCAAACACCATGGGCTATGAGTGGGTCTGGCGGGTCGACGATGACGCAATCCCAGAGCCAAACGTCTTAGAGCGTTTGTATTCTTTTACAAAGTTTTTTGACAACGTAGGGGCGGTGGGTGGTTCAATCCTCACTCCTCCCATCATGGATACGAGCAAGGCAACTGGAAAGATTGAACTGATTGACCATGAACCCAACATCCAATGGGGGATGATTAAGGGCTATAAAAAAGTAGAACACCTGCATTGCTCGTTCCTTTACCGCGCAGGGATACATGACTACAACTTGGCGCTATCTAGGGTAGCTCACAGGGAAGAGACTCTGTTTACCTACGGATTGCATCAAAAGGGGTATGACATCTATGCGGTGTCGGATGCGGTTTCTTGGCACCTTAAAAACCCTATGGGGGGCATCCGAAGCGAGACTAAGAGAGAGATGTATGAGCATGACGAGCAAATCTTTAGAAACCACGTCAAGCTCAAAGATTACACGCCTGTAGTCTTAAATGGTGGTCTTGGAGACCATATTGTCTTCACTAAGATTTTGCCAAAGATTAAGAACCCTTTAGTATTCACTTGCTACCCAGAGGTAATAGAGGGTCGATCTATTGCAGAGGCTCAGGCTACGTTTGGGGACATTGACCGCTGGAACATCTACAAGAAGATGGACGAGTGGAAGTGGACGCAAAGCGTAGAAAAAGCTTATGAAAAGATGTACCTATGATCATAATTTCACCTTTTTCTAAAGCTTTGACCAGTGGTAAGGAAAACCCTAAGAACTACCCATACTGGGAAGAGTTGATCTCATTGATCGATGAGCCTATTGTCCAGATAGGGATAGAGGGTGAGCGCCAGCTAGTCCCTGACTTTCGTAAGAACCTACCTTTAACCGACCTTAAAGCCTTGCTAAAGGAATGCCGTACATGGATTTCTTGCGACAGCTTCTTTCAGCATCTTGGGTGGGTGGAAGGCAAACAAGGCATCGTGCTATGGTCGGTGTCTGATCCGTTGATTTTTGGGCATCCTGAGAACATCAACTTGTTGAAAGACAGGTCATATTTGGTGTCAAACCAATTTTTGTGGTGGCAAGCTTATGAGCACAACAAAGACAGTTTTGTAGAACCGCAAGAAGTTTTGCAACATATTAAGCGCATCATGGATAAAATCTAGCAAGGAGGGCATATCCTATGTCACAAGCAGGCTTCACACCGATATCGTTGTACTACAGTTTAAGCGCGTCAGCAATACCAAGCGCTGGAAATCTTACGTTTGGAGAATTGGCGATCAATGTTGCTGACAAAAAGCTCTATTCATTAGACAGTCTTGGGAACGTCTTTTTGCTTGCATCCGCATCAAATAATGGTACGGTAACTAGTGTAAATGTGTCTGGCGGTACAACGGGTTTAACGACCTCGGGCGGGCCTGTCACCACGACAGGAACGATTACCTTGGCTGGAGTTCTATCGCCTGCAAACGGCGGTACAGGCGTTAACAATGTATCCAACACTCTTACATTGACTGGAAACTTGGTTACCAGTGGTGGCTACAACATTACGCTGACAGGCACAGGTGCAACTAACATTACTTTGCCAACAAGTGGAACATTGGCTACCCTGCTACCCCGCGTAGTAAATACAGCTACAGCCACATCAATCACAATCAATGGTGACACAACAGACGTTGCCACCATGGCAAACACTCAAACGGCAGGAACATTCACTGTCAATGCACCTTCAGGAACGCCTACAAACGGTCAGAAACTGATTTTTAGGCTATCTTCAACAGCGGTGCAAACATTCTCTTGGAACGCTATTTTCCAAGGGTCTTCGGACGTTGCATTGCCTACTGTATCTAGCAGTGGTGGCAAGTATGACTACATGGGTTTTATTTACAACTCCATCAATTCAAAGTGGCAAATGGTCGCCAGCAACTTCGGTTTCTGATAGGAGCCTGACATGGCAACAAGATATTGGGTAGGTGGTGCTGGAACATGGGATTCGTCCTCTACGACCCATTGGTCTGCTACGTCTGGCGGAGCAAGTGGCGCGTCTGCTCCAACATCTGCTGATGATGCAAGATTTGACACTAATAGTGGCGCTTCTGGTACGGTAACAATTGCTTCAGGCGCTGTTTGCAGAATTCTTACTTGGCACTCCACAACCCTCACTATGGGTGGAAGTGCAAACATCACTATCTACAGAACATTTGATATTGAAACAGGTTCAATAATCACATACTCAGGAACAATGACTGTTTCTTATGGATTTGGAACTTCATTTATTGCTGGCGTAACAATCCCATTTAACGTCACCTTTGTCAATACGGGTTCTGGTAATTGGTCGCCTTCTTTTTATGATCCAGTTTTTTCTGGCACAGTCACTTTAACTTCTGGAACCATAGATTTATCTGGTTTTACAATGACTGTTGCTCAATTTTTATCTAGCAATTCCAATACAAGAAACCTCACACTAGGCACTGGTAACTTTGTTGTTACTGGTTCTGGAACATCTTTTGATGTTAGTACGTCTACTAACTTTACTACTGACTCAACTGGAATCATAAAAATGTCTTCGTCAAGCACGAAAACATTTGCTGGTGGTGGCGCAAGCTATCCTACGTTGTCTCAGACTGGTACAGGAGCGCTGACCATCTCTGGATCAAATACGTTTGTCTCTATTTCAAACACAGTCCAGCCAACAACCATTACGTTTACCAGTGGCACAACTCAGACGTTCACATCTAATTTCGCGTTGTCAGGAACCGCAGGAAACTTGGTGACTATTGGGGCAACGACGACCTCCGCGGCGACGCTTTCTAAATCAAGCGGAACAATAAGCGTCAGCCATTGCTCGATTAGTTATTCCACAGCAACTGGTGGCGCTTCATGGAAGTCGTTATTGGCAAACGGAAATGTAAACGGCGGAAATAACTCTGGTTGGATGTTTACCGTTGGTGCTGGCAAATTCTTTCAATTGTTTTAGGATTAAAAATGGAAGACAAAGAAATTACATTGACGCTTACCGTTAAAGAGGTTGACGCAATCTTGGGGGCTATTTCTAAGCAACCCTTATCCGAAGTCATTGACCTGTTTAACAAGATCAGGGTTCAGGGAATTGCACAAATTACCCCGAAACAAGCTGAGGTTAAAGATGAGTGACATAGAGAAGGACTTCGCCGTTCACGAAGCCGTGTGTGCAGAACGGTATCGGGTCATCTCTGATCGCTTGGAGAGTGGAAAGGATCGCATGGCGCGCATTGAGTACATTTTGTACGCGGTGGTGTTGGCTGTGTTGTTCGGCCCCGGTGTCGCGGGCGAGTTCGTCAAGAAGCTTTTAGGCATCTAGATATGGATCCATTTTTAGCCTCCTCCTCCTCGCTCAATCCGCAGTCTCTGCAATCAAATCAGGGTGCGACATGTTGCACGCTGGGCGCTTGGAAATCGAGGGCGCTAAACGCACTGCTGAGCAAGTTATTGGCGACGCGAAAGCTATCAAGGGGGTTTGGGACTGGTTCATCGGGCTTTTCACAACCAAGCCCACCGCCGATGTCCCCAAGCCTGTGGCGCAAAAGAAAGCCAAAGCCCAGCAACAGTCCTACGACGAGTTGGAGTCTAAGCTCCTCAACGACATTGGACTCCAGCTTGGAACGCTCTTTGACGTACAGCAACAGATCAATGACCACTACCATGCACTAGAAGAGGAATCAAAGAACAAGTTCAATCCTGAGCAAAACACCAGCAAAAAAGCAATAGAGCGGGTCTTAATTGAGCTTCAGCTTGAGCAGTTGATGCTAGACGTCAGAGAGGCAATGGTGTACGCACCTCCTCAGCTTAAAGACCTGTACAGCAGGTTTTTGGTGATGCACAAGAAGATTGAGCGTGAACAGGAGTGGGCTAGGGCTGAAACAATTCGCAGGTCTAGGTTGGCTAGGTGGAAGAAAGAACAGGAAGAGATCAAGTTCATTGAAATAACAAGTGGGGTGATTGCCGTGATGTTCATATCTATGTTTTTTGGGTGGCTAATGTGGCAACTACGAAGCTGGTCTACTGGATATTGATAGGGGTCGCCATA